TCTTCGGGCATTGTCCCTGTAAGGCCCCAACGAATTGGAGCATTTGCTAAATAGGTCGACAATAGCTTTCTCAATACATCTGCTTTTGCTTTGTGTACCTCGTCCACTATGACGCAGACCACTCCCTTGAAGAAAGCGTTTATATCGATCTCTAAATCGGTTTCTTTCGAACGCTTTGATAGGCTTTCCAGACTTTGCCATGTACAAATTGTGTGGGTCTTCTTATATTCTTTCCTGTCACCAAAGAATACACCCACATCTAATCCAAGGTTAATGTAATCTTCTTCGGTTTGTGTTACTAAATCCTTTGTAGGCACAATCACTATGCTGCGCCCGTAAGGTTGAACTTTGTGGCTAAGAATCGCCGTAATCAGGGTCTTCCCAGAGCCTGTAGGAGCAATATTGATACCAGTAATGTTCTCAAGATAAGAGTTAAGTACATCAAGCTGATGTTCCTTAATCATAATAGGTTCGCCGGCAAAAGGATGTCCCTTTGGCCAAGTAAAATGACTATAACTATCCTCGACTACTTCTTCAAATTCAAAATTGGCAGCCTGTTGTCGCTGATCGTCGACTTCGACCTCATATCCATACTGCTGAACGATTGGTAGCAGTTTATCAAGCAAGTTTACATATGAACGGCCGCCAATGTCGCAAAATGACATCTTACCATTCCATCTTCCTAGCTTAAAGGCCGGAGTGTGGCGTGCGTACGGCAACATAAACTCGAGTGCTTCAACCATCTTGCGCCGGCAAACTACATCGAGATCTGTAAATCTAACATTTACTTCATCGATAATCTGTAAGGTTGTTTTTGCCATTTATACGCTCGCATCGTCGAGTCCGGCGACCCTAAGTTTAATAATATGACCAGTCATGAAGTTCTTGGCCTCAAATGCCTTGCTAATTGCTAGATATTTGTTTCGCAGTAATGCCACTTCATTTACGAGTACAGTTGTATCAACGATGCCCGAAACACCGTCGACATATTTCTCTGCATCCCTTGAACTAAGTGTCTTTTGATACGCCTCTAGAAACTTTTTAAATTCTGCCGATCTATCTTTGCGTAGCTGTATGTTTAGGTATTCAAGGACTGCCTCGATCTCCTGCAATTGAGCAAATCGTTGTTCGACAAGCCCCGGCAGTTCCGCTGCGTGGCGTTCTAAGCTTTTCCCCTTCAAAGATAACTCCTTGCGTGCTTCTACAAGCTCGCTTTCGAAATGATCAATGAAATCGGGAATTAAGCTTAGATCACCTGTTACCCTATAATACCACGAACTCATTTTAATTTTACACCTAATAAGCCGTGCTTAGATCCATAAGAAATAAAATCTTCCCAAGACCACCGACATTTTTCCATAATATGATCTTTATTCTCGCCAGTGATATTAGCTTCTTTCAAAAGATTACTAACTTCTCGATAAGATGGTCTTGATAATATTAAAAATGTAAGATCTTCATAACTCACAATCCATGTACCCGCTTTACGGCCAATTCCATGGCACGTACTAATAAAACCGCTCGCTGAGTTCTAGACATTAAAATTCTCTTAATCGCCATAGCACGTGGAGGAACACCAAGGTCATCCGCCAAGGCCTTATGTACCCTGGTCAAGTTTACAGGCTCAGAAATCCAATTCACGTAATCTGCACCCACAGTAACATCTCTCATCGAGTCATTGTACTGCTGGATTGTCGTTATGAATTTCTGTGCATCCTTGCTATTGGCTGCTGCGAGAAGTGTCTCCCCGAACTCAGTAGCTGAAACCGTTTTCGTCATCATAATCCTCGTCTTCGTCTTCGTTAACTTCCGAAAGATGACTTCTAGCTGCTGCACGAAGTTCCTTATCGAGGTCTTCGTCTAACAGATTCTCATCTACCAAACTAAATTCGTCAAACACCACTACAAGGATGTCTGCTACTTCTAGTCTCTCCTTTGGAGCAATATGAGACTTCATTCTGGCCCATAGCTCTAATAACAATTCATGATTATCGTTCACCATTATACCTCCTCTGTTACTAACACAATTTGATCTGCGGGTGTATCCGAAATTACAACTCTCAGATCATCTTGCGTGAACTCGTCCATAATTACTTTCATCTTTTCCAAGTCATTCCATTCCTTACGGAAATACTTCATCTCCTCGCCGGTCTTCTTGGAAACATACTTATACCGATTACCCTCTTTGGTTAACACACCTGATTTCTCAAATAGGTCAAACAATCCAGAAATCGGATTCATACCAGACTCCCACGGAATATCAATCTTAATAGACTCGAATGGTTTAGAGTATCTTGTCTTCACAACCTTGCAGGTTGCGCGAATACCTCTAATATCAGCACCAGTAGTCTTGTTTCCGTCCTCATCCTCTTTAAGCTTGTATTTCTTCATTGCAATAACAATGCTCGAAGCAAAGATGAATCCTGAACCACCAGTAATCTTATCATCGGGGTCAAACATATCTTGACTTGCATATGTATGGTTTGTAACCGCCATACCTATGTTTAGATCGCCAAACATGTTTACACAGTTTGAAACAAATGCCTTTAATTGCTTCGCCTTGCGACCCATATCACCCTTCATGTCACCGGCTTGGAACTGATTAATGTCAGTCGGGGTTAACAGCATACCGATAGAATCGATAATGAATAGGATTTTAGGTCTTTGTTCGCGTGCAAGGTCTAAATAATTGGCCTTATATTCAGATACGAAATCATGTACGATTTTGGCTACTTCATCTACCATTGATGCGCTAATACGCAACATCTTATCTTCGCCTGTATCGACACCAAGGGCCTTAAGCCACAATTCATCAAGTGCGTTTTCTGTGTCAATCATAACAACAAAAATGCCTTGCTCTTGTGCAGCCTTTGCAATGTTACCGGAAACGATATACGATTTGCCGGCACCGGATTCGCCTGCAAATACTGAAACCTTACCCATTGGAATTCCACGATAGAAGTCACCGCTGATAAGGAAGTTAAGTCCAAAGGACCCTGTACTGATCCAGGTATCGGGATCGTTGAATCCTGTAGAAATACCTGTAATGTTTTTAGTCAGAGATTTCCTAAATTTAGAAATATCAAATGCCTTTGCCATGTCTTGTCCTTTTCATATAATCTAATATTTTCTCAAGCTCGTTGATGCTCATATTGGATTTAAGTTTGTTTGCTCTCCAACTAATAACAAACACATTTCCCGGAATATACCCTAATTCGGGAATTACCTTGTCTATACTTGCTTTGTTTGGATCACGTTGTTGTTTACCATCTGTCCCTGTGCTACATGCATAATTTAGTTTTACACCAAGTACCGGGCAGAATTCTGGCCTATCCAACTCATCGAAATTAATCGTGAACGGAATATTTTCTTTTTCTGCCTCTTGTCGTCTATGATGAAATTGCCTAAAGAACGTATTATCGGGATTTCTGTAATTTTCCCTGTCCCTTATACGATAAACCTCTTTACCACACTGAGTACAAATGGTATTAGATGTATATCTTTCAGCAATGTGTCCTCTCTTACAGGGCTTTCCGGTAAAGTATCTATCTTTACCTTCTTTCCTCGAGAGTTCTCTTGCGTGATTGTTTAATAAGGTGCTCATAAATTGTAAATGGGGATTTCTCCCCATTTATCTCATTTATTACGATTTCTGAGCATTGCCAGGATTTCTTGTGGAGACTTACCTGCTGTTACAGGTGCTACCACTTCTTCCTTAGCTACAGTCTTAGGAGGATCTACATCAAACGGAGGATCATTGTCATCGGCTGCCTCAACTACAGGAGTAGCCTTAGGTGCTACAACCGGTGTTGGTGCTGGGCGCGCTGCTGGCGCAGAACGTGTTACACGCTTGCCTTCGCCGCCTTCGGGATCATCACTTGCGGATGAATCGAAGCCGAATGGCTTGTAATGCTGACTCCAACGTGCTGGGTCATACAATTCACCATCAAGAGATTCTTGGAACATTTCAAAGATGATTGCCAATTGCTCAGCAGACGGACGCTTTGGAAGATATGTTGACAGATCAACCAAACCATATTGTTCAATCGCTGCTTGCATTTCTTCGTTAAGGCTCGATTCTTTTCTTGCCCACTTTGAAGTACCATAATCAGCAAAACCACCCTTGCTTGTCTTGGAGACAATAAAGTCAGTACCGTTGATATAGTCAACTGGGCTATTTTCCATATCGGGATCCATCAATGCAGCCTTGATGATTGCAAAGATTTGCGGACCCATAATGAACTTACGGATTGGATTTTCCGGAGAATCAGATTCATTTAGCGGGTCTTGCTTGACAAAACCCTGCATATAGAAACTACGCTTTACCCAATACTTGCGTGCTGTCTCTTCAAGAGACTTGTCTTTCCACCATGGACGAACTTCGTTCAAGATAGGGCAAGTCATTTTGCCATCCCACATTTCGATACATGGAACTTGAACTACGACTGGCTTGCTTTCGTCTTGGCCTTTGATGCCGGGGAATGGGAGTTTGATAAGTTGACGCTCTGCCCAAAAGAATGTGTTATCTTCGTTGGCGTCTGGAGCGAATCGGAGTGTTGCGGAAGTACCTTCTGCTATATTCCAGTGTGCGTAAGTTGCCTTGTCGCCGCCGCCTGTGCCGCCGGAGCCCTTACGTGTGTCTAGTGCTTGTAATTTCTTACGGATTTCTTCGAGTGTTTTTGACATGATTTTATTTCCTGCTTTAGTTTAAATTGAACGCTATTAATTGAGCTGCGATCTACTCGGGTCACGTTAAGCCCTTTCGCATCTTACCTGCTAAGGCCTTCGTATGCAGCTAGTGTACGAAAACCTTGTGTGTTTGTCAAGAACTTCTTAGTAAAAGTTCATAACATATTTATCAAAGTAGGCTGTTAGGTCCATGGATTCTTTGATATCTTTCTTAACTACAGATGCCTGTTCCGCAATCTGTAAGTTTTCCAGAACTTGTGTAAGTACCGCCTTCTCGAAATCGTTGACCCGACCTTCCTTACATAGTTTTGTACCGATCTTATTAACAAACCCAGAAAGTTCATCATTTTCGAGGATCCTTAAGGCTAATTCGTTAAGCTTAAACCCTAAACGGGCATTTTCACTTGCGAACTCAAACATCGGTGTAGTATTTAGTGACTCACGCCTAATCATAACAACATTAGCGGCAGCTTCTTCAATACGCTTGTGGAATGTATCGCGCTCCTGCACTAATTGTTTTACGATTGGAAGAACCTCTTCAAACTTTTCATCAAAGCGACGAATGGTAAAAAGTTCCTTCAATCCACTTGTATCATCTTCAGCAAGTGCTTCGCGTTCAAATGTTTCTAGACGAGCCTTAATGGTTTCGTAGGTCTTTACACCCGTAAGCTTTTTAAGTTCTGTACGAATTGTCTCAATGTTCTCTTTAACTGTTTCGACAATACCCGAACTGTCTTCATTAATAAGCTTATTGGTTGTTACATAACGATTAAATGATTGAAGCTTTAATAAGTTGCCTGTATTCTCAGTAATATATGAACCTACCTTATCACCAAATGTTCCACCATGGGACATATGCTGAGCCATGGCCCTTGCACCTGGTAGATAATTATGTGGAAAACGGAAACGTTCACCATTAGATTCGAGGAAAATTGCACTAATGTGACGTGTGCGTGAGCCGCGTACATTCTCATCTACAGGAGTCTTATGTTTTACAAGAATTCGTACATTTTCCAAAGTTTGTTGTGACGTTCTTGCTGAACCAAACATTCTGCTCAAACTTTCGGCTAGTGTATTCATAGTGTTATTTTCCTTCTTCATTTTTGCCTGATAGGCATAATCTCTTGGCTGGATAGTTTTGCCAAATACCTTAATATCCGAATTCATAAGAAACTCATCAGCAATTTTGCGAATATTCTTCTGTAGACCATCTATTGAATTATCAACATTTGCACCTTTACTAAATTGGATACTATTGTTGTCTTCATCGATGGTCACCATGATGTTAGGATTGGCTACAAAGAATCTGCGACCAACAGTCGGATCAGTTGTTTCTGAACCTTCGTCATCGAAAATCTTAATTTGTAATCCATTACCCTTCAGTAGTGAAAATACTTTTCCTGCTAGGGTGTCCATTTCAACCATATAAAATCCTTATTTCTCTTATTTATCTGTTGTTAGATAAAAACAGGCATCGGGGCATCATAGCTCGATTCATGATCAGTAGCAATATTGCTATTGATTGCAGCCTGTGATTGATCATCCCATGTTGAGATATAATCAGTCATACGGATTGCCAATATCATTGCCATAATTAAATCATCTGTCTGTCCAATTCTGGCTTCAAAAGTATTGCCACGGGATACGAATACCTTAAGCTCTGACAGGATACCTCTAGAATTTAACTTCATCTTACCAGACTCAATTAAGAATTTCAATTTAGCACATGCCTCGAGTTTTGATTTATTGGTTGTAACAAAGCCAGCTCGTCGACCAGACTTACCTTGTAGTCTATTCTTTGGATCGTGCAACATTGTACCAGGGAAGTTTTCTTCGCCTGTATCTCGAATAACAACTAAGGCAGCCTCACCTAATGAATTGCTTTCAACCGACCAATATGTCTCGGGTTTTCCTGCAACATAAATTTCCTCTAATATACGCTTCATGGTGCGAACCTGCTCTTCGATTGGAGTCTTATTGCTACTCCATTCTGCAACCTGTACCAATGAAGGTAGCTCAATAACTTGAATGGCTGAGTTGTCGCCACCTGTACCCATGGATGGGTCGAGAGAAACAACATATGTCATGTTTGGGCGAATTTCGGAATACCAGCGCACTTGTCCAGACTTACGAATAGGATTAGATGGTTCTAGTTGCGCAAGCTTAACAGGATTAATGAGTGTTTCTTCAAATGTGATGAACTGACATTTATGTTCACGTAAAAATCTATCTTCACCAAGTGCCGCTAATTCCGAATCAGCCCATGCCTGATCTCTGTCCGGATGGGCTTCCCATGTTGATATATAAGGTCTAAAACCATTTATGCCAACTTCTGTTTCATTACCGTTGGCATCGACCATCTTGTTGGCTCCAAACCAGACATCAGCAAATTGATCTTCGTCAGTATTTGGAGTAGAGGTAATAATACATTTACCACCCGTTGATAAGGTAGGTGATAGTGATGTCCAAAATTCTTTAGCTATATTTGGTTCAACGAATGCAAATTCGTCAAGATAAACAAGTGATAAGGACATACCGCGACCAGTATTTTCAGTTGTGGTAGTTGCTACAATACGCGAGTTATTATCGAAATCAATAGAACGCTTATTATAAGTCTTTACACCTGCACGAATATGATCAGGCACAGATTCATAGGCATATCGAACTCTGTGCATAATTTCTTGAGCACCATCATATTTGTTAGAAGCAATAAGAATTGTTGCATCATCAACGAACATTGCATACCATAATAGATATCCGGCAGCAACAGTAGTCTTACCCATCTGCCGACTGACCATATTAATAGATTTTCTATAATGGTGATAATTGGTAATTAGATCAATCTGAAAATCATATAACTCAAGTTTTTGTCTACCCTTCATTGGGTGTTGGATATACATAAAATTGCTGATGAAATACTCCGGACCAGTAACTGGATCAAGGCAAGCCCTGAGTTCGTCTATCTGCTCTTTAGAATACGATACCTTTGTATAGGCACGCTTTACAAGTTTATCGTCTTGATA